CATTGGGTCTCAACACCAGAATATCCGGTTGATTACAACGTAAAACCAGTAGCATTACTGGAACCTCTCAAAGTTCGTGTTATTACGAAAGGACCCGCAACACATTGTGTCATGGGCAGCTTTCAAAAGAGTTTGTGGGAAGCTTTAACAAAATTTGATAAAGAAGCTTTCAAACTAACACATGGAGTTCTTGTACAAAATTTAGACACATCCAAAGAAGACAGTGAATACTATATGAGTATAGATTACACATCATCAACAGATTGTATTTTTCAAAATTGTACAGAATCTCTAATGAGAGGTATCTTAGAGAACATAGATCATGCACCAACACGCAGATATGCGCTTAGTGGTCTAAAAGCAATTATTGATGGCAAAACAACAACAAGAGGCCAAATGATGGGTTGGAGATTATCCTTTCCATTATTGTGTCTTATTAATTATTATGTCGTCAAAAAGAGTGGTTTCCGTAAATTTTTCATCAACGGAGACGACGCTCTTGCAATTGGATCAAAAGAAAACATGATCAATTTCGACAGAATTCACAAAGAAGTGGGTTTCGAGAAATCAATTGGTAAGAATTTTGTATCGAAAGATTTCGGTACCATTAATAGTCAGATAGTTTTGAACGGAAAATACATCCCGTATTATAACTTAATGACTGTAAAGAGAACCGACACTTACCAAACATTCTCACAAGCACAACAGGCTTTCAACATTCCTTATATTATTAAGGAGAATGTTGAGTTTCTAAAGAAGACGCCGCTCTCTCTGAGAGTAGCTAAAACTCATGGTGGCATTGGTATTAAGAACTTAAGCGAAACCGCTAAAGATCGAAAAATTTATGCAATCAAATTTCTTCAAAAGACAGAGAAGAAATATAAAACACCTAGAGGAACGTTCTTTTACCATCCAAATGGACGAGAAACAAGCGTTGATGCTTATGAAACCTTTCTTGAAGAACAAGAATGTCGAAACAAGCGCGAAATGGATAACAAAGAGTTTATAAGACTCTGGAGACGTTACAGAGAACGTCCAGGTGTGAGAGATTTCGTTAAAAACGGAAATCTCTTTGCATCACCAAAGTTATCATTCGGCTTAGTTCCTAAGAAGATTACGTGTAACTTAATGGAATTCACGAGGCAAAACCATAGCCATGTGAGACGTTTTGCATACCAGCTTAAGACGAAGGACCTAATGGGATCTTGCTTAAAGCGTAGTACGATGATAAGTACTATGCGCTCAGGGTCAGAGTGCAATTATCCGTAATGTGTCAAAGTCACATTCCCTCATGGTGAGGGGCACGGGATAAGTGAAACTTAATTGATGCG